TCTTTATTCCATACCTTGATTGTGCTGTGGTGTCATCTACTGTTTCATAGTCAATAGCTTGTGTTGTCATATCAAAGAAGCCTACATTTATCTTTGTAAACTTAGCCTTCTGACTTTGATTGCTATATGAAAAACCACCCTCAGTTACGTTAGAAATATTAAAGGTATAGACAGGATCAGATGGTCTATCCTGTGAGATCGTAATACTGCCAGCTTCATAGAAAGCCTGTACTCTCATAACAGAGCAAATATCTTGAATTAATTCAAATGCATCTTTCTGGTTATTTATATTTGCGTTAAAACTAAACCTTGCCTCCGTAGATCCTGTTCCAGATCCATCATCAATCTGCTCTGAGTTATATTCAGAGGCAGAATAAAAAGCAAATTTATCTATTGCTGTCTCTGGTATTGATGCACCATAACGTGTATTAGTTAAGACATCATATAAAACCCATGCTGGATCATTAGTAAACTCCTTATCTGTCTTTAACGTGCCATTAAAACTACCACTGAAAGATAAACTACCATCAGACCTTACAGTTGCATTATGTGGGATTTTTACCTTTATTCCTCTTATTCTGTATGTTCTTGTCGGTATTGATCTAAATGATTCTGCATTAAAACGTAATCCAACGTGAGCAATATCAGGATATGCTCTTTGTTCTGCTGTTATCTCTGTAAAAGATGACCAACTAAACTTATTCTGTAAATTGGTATCAGTAGAATCATTAGTAACTCTAGTGACAGTGGCAGTTATTGGATAGCTGAGATTTGATAATCCTTTGATAATATAATCTCTAAAATACTGCGTATTAGTCTTACCAATAACAGCACCTTTTGTTCCCTTTATAACTCTATGTTCTGTGCCATTATTTTCTGTAATTTTTATAGATAAATTGACTTGTGTACCATTTGTAGATCCATCAGATGTATTAAATTGTTGAAGAGAAGGAAAGACAATAGTGATTCTTAATTTATCTATCTGATTTGATATTGATCTTGACACTGGTGTTGCTTTTGTTACTTCAACACCAACAGCAGTTTCAGATTCTATTTCATTTATAGTATCTAATGCAGTCTGATTAGAAGTTCCAAATCTAGGTTCAAAACTTATATCTTCTCTTGTAAAATTAAAATCACCTTCTGTAAGATTACTTATATCTGCTGATCTTTTAAGAACTGAGGTTCCATTTAGGAAAACATCTTTTAGTGCTTCAATATTATATTTATCAGTTCCTTGAGTAAGACCTGCTTCTAGTGGTGATTTAAAACCAGCTATCTCTCCTTCTGATAAAACATCTATAAGGTCATTTGATTGCTTACTGGATAATATTGAATCTGTAGTAGTTTGTATGCCATCAACATCACCTGCTGTTATGTTTACATTGTTTTGCTTTGTAAATGTAGCATTACCTGATGTGGAGACAGAAGTGCTACTTGAAACTTTAAATTCAGTTGAAGAGGTGACAGAAGTAACAGTTACATTCTCTGTTGTACCAGAACCAGATGTTACGTTTAGGTCAACAACATCACCAACAGCTAATGTTTCTGCACCACTGTGAGTAACAGTTATAGTATTAGTTGATTGAGAATAAGTACTGGATTGCGGTACATCTTCTTTATAAAAACTAACTACTTCGAATGAAACTGTAGCAGAAGTTGTACGAGTGACAGTGAAAACAGTTGATGAAGTAACTGAAGCTACTGTTAATTCTTCTCTGACTTCAGCACCAACAGCACCTACATTTAGTATTACATTTAAAACATCACCTACATTTATTGTTTCACTACCATCATGTGTGATTGTTACTGTAGTTCCTGACTGACTGTAACTTCCAGTTTCTACAGTAATACCTTCTATTTCAACTAATTTTCCAGCAGCATCAAATACAACATCATTTCCTAATGAACTATTACCAAATTCTTTTAAATATCCATCTAGCTGCTGATCTGTAACTTCACCAAAATAATGTGCTTGAAAAATATTATGTTGAAAGTCTATATCAGGCCCAATCAACTCTGTTGGTATTTGAAAAACCATTAGACAGAAACCTCAATCTGGTCTGTATCAATTCCATTTGATACGTTTATACTTCCGACAAAGATTTCACCATAGACAAGAGGTAAAGCTACTCCAGCCCTCGAAACGTTTGTGACCCCACTAAAGGCAAAGTTGACAGTGGCATCTTCTGGTTCTAAAGATGACATCGGTTTCGGTTTTGGTGTCAGATAATTAGTCACATCATTAATAATTAAAGAAGTTCCTATAGCTGTTGCTGCTGTACCAATAAAACCAAGAAAACCCGCTGCTGGTAATGCTGCACCACCGAATAACAAACCAATGCCAGCTAATATTCCAAATATTTTTCCTTCAACAACTGGTATTATTTTTATTTCTTCTGCTATCGGGTCAAGCATATTTTTCTCTGTTACGTTATAGCCACCAATATCTACTTTGTAAAATTTATCTATCATATATGTTTCTAGCTCTGGATGATTACAACGCAAAAAACGCATCACCTCAACAGTATTTCTTACATCTGCTTTCTGTTCTTTCCATCCTACAAAATCTGCTAGATCCCCATATAGTTTTACTGTCTTAAGCATGGATCTCTCTGTAATGTTTCTATTTTATCTGTTGGCTTAAATTTAAACCATCTTTTTGTCTTTAGTCCAATAATATACCAAGTTCTATTGGATCTTTTACAACTTATAACATCTGCCTCACTTGGATGCTCCGTACCAATCGGATGAGAATGTATCACAGCAATAATTCTTCCATACCTATCTTCCGTACTAGCCCAATCCAAAGGGTCTAACAAGAACTGCAAATCATTATGTAAAGCAAGATTTTTACAAGGAATATACTTATCTTTATTCAAATCATTAACAAGAAGTCCACACGATTCTCTGGGTGCTTCCTGTTCTGCATGAACAAAAGCATCTTCCTGCCATGTCATTGATTAACAAAAGTACCTATGCGTGGAAATAAATCCCTAGTAGCAACTCTTTTTGGTAAACGTAAATTTACAAGGTCAAGTTCAGATGCAAGTTCAAACTGTACAATTTCTCTATTTTCTAAAACTTTTCTATCAATGAAATAAATCTCCTGTGGTAGTTCTTGTGTTGTGTCAGGTGTTCCAAATGGATTTGTACCGCCTGTAAAGTTTGCAGCATCTAAAAATCTCGCAAGAGTTCTTATTCTTACAAATTTTGCACCATTTAGATCATTATTGGCAGTTACAGCATTAACAGTGGCGAACAAGGCAGTAATAGTTCCTAAAACATTTGATATTGTGAAGGTTGGTCTTGGGATAGCACCACCAGCACCATCAAATTCAAAGCCTTCAGCCTGACATGGAAACTTTTGATATGTATTGCCCTGCCATATAACATCCCCATTGTTTAAATTATTTGATCCAGCATGAAATCTCTGCACATCTGTAGATCCATGAAGGGTATTATCAAGAGTTAATGTAAAAAGTTCAATAATAGAACTTGGATTAATTTTTTGTAGTTCTGATACTGGTATTGGCATTAGGGTTCAAATACCTCTCTAAAAGTTGTTGTTATAACTGCCCTGTTATTGTATGGAATTGATTTAGACCAAGATTCACAAACAAACTGTGATGAACTTGATTCGGCTGGTGGGGTAAATGTAAAGCTTGCTTTATCTAAAGCTCTAGCGTCTAAAAATGTTTCTATCGTATCAGAATCAGTTTCAGATACTACAAATGTTAAATCAATAGTTTTAGGATTTTGATTCAATCCGAAAATTAATCTGTGTTCATATCCATCACCAAGTTTTATAACTTTAGTATTTGGATTACTGTTTTTTCTCATCCCATAAGTGGGCTGTATTGATGGAAAGTTTGCCATTACCTACTTAATAAACCTCCTGATCGTTTTTCTTTAATTAATCTTTCTTGAATAGCTGCTCCAATAAGATTTCCTAGTTGCTGTGCATCTGGTGTATTGCCAGATACAGTTGAACCAGACGCATCAACAGAAACATTAACAATATTAGTTGTACCTCCTCCAAGTTGGTTGTTTGGAATAATATTGCCACCTCTTGAACCCATCTGTAATAATTCTGGGCCTTTCTCACCAACTAAGAAAGCACCACCAGCAGAAACAGGGCCACCATTTGCTCTTGCAAAGGGATTTGCAACACCACTTAAAAAACTAGACGCAGTATTTCCTACAAGACCACCTCCGCCTCCGCCACCTCTACCACCAAACAAACCACCTAAAAATCCACCAACTCTATTTCCTATTCCAGAAACAGCCCTTTGTATTGCTACCTCTACAAGTTTTCTTTTAAGCTGATTTAAAACATTTATTGCTGCCTGTGCAAGTGTCTGTGTTCCCATCACAGCATCAGTAAGGTTAGAGACAATACCTTGCTCTACAGCCTGACCAATCTCCATAAACTTTTGTTTTAGTTGGTCTGCTTCACTTGAAATATTTACAAAACTCTCAGATAATTTCAAAGTTTTACTATCTATAGAACCAACAAAAAGATTTGTTTGATTAAGATTTTGATTTAAAAGATCAGTCGGTGTAATCATTTTTTCAAAAGCAAGAGTTGTTTCTTTCGTCTCTTCTTTAATTTTTTTTGCTAAATCTTTTGAATCTTTTACACTTTTTTGGATTGTTTTTTGTTCTTTGGATTGCTTTGTTAATTCTTTTGTTGTTAAAGCATTAGTTATAAGTTCTTTTTTCTTAATATCAAATATTTCTTGAAATTGTTTTCTTGCATCAGCACTAAATCTTCTTTCAAAAAAACCAAATTCTTTACTTATCTCATCTGTAGCAAAAACTCTAGCTTCCGTTTCAATTTTTACCATATCTTTTTTTCCAAGCTTGCTTACAAGTCCAATACTTTCAATCAACTTTGTTATTTGTTTTACGGCATCAATACTTATATCTAAAATTGCTTTTATTTCATCTTCTAACTCTGTTCCGATAGTTCTTGCAAGAGTGTCAATTGTATCTTGCAAAGTCGATAGTTTTCCATTCAACGTATCTGCCTGTGCAGTTGCACCACCAGCAAAAATAGCTCCCTGACTTGTCAAATTAATTAATGCTTGATTAACGTCTTTCGCACTTATTTCCCCCTTTCTCATAGCAGACTCAAATTCATCACCTTGCAATTTAGTTATTTTCTTAAGTTCATCAGTA